CAAAAACACATTGCAAAAAATGGCTTAATGAACGCATGTTTGGGCGCCGACCTGAAATAAAAAGCAAGTACCTTGATAAAGGAAACGCAAGCGAAGAAGACGGATTTACCCTGATGTGCCTGGAACTTAATTTAGGCATGGTATATAAAAATACAGAACTGCTACAAAATGAATATCAAAAGGGAACTGATGATTTATTTGTTAATGATATTGTTTACGATAATAAATGCTCATGGTCGTTAGATACATTCCCGATGTGGGAAACAGAGTTGCCAGACGAAAAATATGAATGGCAGGTAAACTCATATTGTAGCATGAGGGGTGTTAAAAATGGTGTGGTGTGTTACACCCTCATAGATGCAGATAAAGCTACTGTAGAGCGTGAAATTAAGTGGTGTGTTGATCCGGATGAAGCATATCGAAAAACAATGAACTTAGTTTTTACTAAGTCATACTTTGATGAGCTTAAGGCTGAGTTTTTCCCGTCATCAACCCTTGATTGCTTTATTGAAATACCACAAGAGAAAAGAATTAAACCATTTAAAGTAACTTTAGATCCTGCTAAAATAACAAAGATAGCACAGCGTGTGCCAATGTGCAGGGCTTACATTAACGAACTTATAACTAAAAATAACAATGGGTAATATCACAACTAAAACAGACCTCTTAAAACTTAAGGGCGCAGTAATTATGCCAGTTGGTAAAAATCAAACTGAATGCATAGTTATCCCGATTGAAATGGCAAGCCTTTATAAAGGTGCGAACGCTGTTTATTTTGAAACAACTTCTATTCCACTAAAGGAATTAAAACCCGACCGGAAGGATACACACTTGGTTAAGCAGTCTTTTAGTAAAGAAAAGTTTGCGGCCATGAGCGAAGAAGAAAAGAAAGTTATCCCAATTTTAGGTAACGCTATTGTATGGGGTGAAAATTCAAATAATAATTCATCGTCAACTCCTGCTGCACCAACCGCTGCACCTGATTGGCTATAATTTATTCATTCCCCCACTTGCTTAATGTAGGTGGGGTTAAAAAAAATATTATGAAAAAGACATTAAAAAACATACTCATTGAGCGCACTGACACAATAGAGTACCGCGCAATAAGAAAACAACTAATGATTGTCGCTCAAAATGGTGGAAATACATTTCACAGGATCGCAATTTCAGACAAAACCATTACACAATTACAAAACGAATTATTAACTGTTGAAAAAGTAAACGAGCATGGCTACGAAAAATACAAAATTAGCTGGTAATAGCTATTGGGTCAATGCTGCTAAACAGTTTGTATGGCCGATAGATGAGAAAGAAAAATCAATACTTGTTCCTCAATCTGAATTGGAATTGGCTGAGCAAGACTTAATGGTTTTGCATTTTAGGAATAATGGTTGGCATGTTCAATCAGTTATTGGCGATGTTAATAAGAAAAAAGTTTTTACCACCGATGGGCTCAAATCTGAAATGCCGATTTTTAGACCAATTATAAAAGAAGTAGCGGAGGTTAAATTAAGCAGGTTCACATTGAATAATAGGTTTAAGATAGTATCGACCGATTGTGAATTAAAGATAACTCATATCGAAAGCGGGAAAATACATTTGTCTTATACAAACAAAAGCAAGCCTGACCTTCTTACCAGCGAAGAAAATTTAAATAAAGTTTTACGTATGGGGGTATGGATAGAATTATGACCCCACAAATATTCATCGGATTATGAAAGAATACACATCAGTAAATCAGGTTGAAGATGCCAACATACAGCAATCTATCAATGAGGCTGGTGGCTGGTATCTTTGGCGCGATCAATGCTTGCTTGAAAACTTGGCCACTATGAAATGGGATGAACGACAACGTATAAAAGTGCGTATTAGAAACAGAGAGGCTAATAACAGACGCAATATTTACCTCAAAAAATCTAAACTTTTATAATGCCATACAAAGGACAAAAAAAGCGGATAGACCCGGCTAAGGAACATGGGTATATAGGGGACGGGAAAACCAAATATAAACCTCCTCCTAAACTACCTTACGATGATAACTTTGAGCGTGGTTATTGGATATTACGTGACCGTGTAATATTTAGCGATGTGTTTACGTGCGAAGAAACAAAGGAAGAAATTTTAAAAAGGTATAAGACATGACATCAAAAGAGAAAGTGTTGAAAATTTATCCTAAAATAATTGGATTTTGGGATATGAAATTATATAAGGTTTGGTTACAAAATGGAAATGGCACCACTTCTTTATTAGGATGCCAAAGTAGAGAAAGCTGGGCGTGGGCTCAGGCATTAAGGAACATAACAAAATAATTATGAACCGAAAAGAACAAGAACTACAAAACGCAATATGCAAATATATGCGCCTTCAATATCCAAATGTAATATTCAAGGTTGACGGGGGTGCAGATGCTAATAAGGTCAGCTACGTAGCCAGGCAAGTTTATAGCAAACAGCAATACAAACGCGGTTACCCTGACTTTCAAATCATAAAACCATCTAAACATTATAATGGGTTGTTTTTGGAATTGAAGTCCTGTTACAGTGAACTGTTTAACAAGAACGGAACCATGAGGCGAGGGTCAAATGATCACCATGTTGAGCAGTATGATTTTATTAAAGAACTGCGAGATAACGGTTATTATGCAGACTTCGCTTGGGATTTAGATAATTCGCTTAATAAAATTATTCAATACTTAGATAATGGACTCCTTTTTATAAATGAATATCATTTCAACTCCCTAACCATAGCCGAACGCAAAGAACTCGAAGCGGATAAATTCTTTAATGGGTTGTGAAAATAAAAAAGAAATAGTATATTGCATTACCAAAAATATTAACAAGGATAGAACTGGAAAGCTATCTTTGTGGACGAGTTTAACAATTTAAACTTATATGCCCGAGCGTGAAACTTTCCAGTACGCCGGGCTATTTTTTTTATATGGATATTACCTGCCAACGCTGCGGATCGGTAAATGATTACCACGTAGTAAAAACGGAATTACACGACACTGCCTATTGCAACGGTTGTGATGCTTACATTAAGCACCTCCCAAAAAACAATCCTATTGTTATTATGCCATTTGGCAAATACAAAGGACGCGAAATTTCTTCTTTACTATCTGATGAAGAATTGCGATACGTTACATGGATGCTGCATAATTCTACAGCTAACGAAAAAATAAAGACCGCATTGAAAAACCACTTACAATCTTGTTAAATGAAGGTTGATATAGGTAAATGCAAAAAGCTATTAGATAGCGGTTTTTCACTTATAACAGTTGGCGATAAAAAAATACCAAATATCGCATGGAAGCAATATCAGACAGAACCATTTACAAAGGAAAACTTTGAGGCCGCCTACCAATTATCATCTACTAAAGGTGTAGGTATAATTACTGGTTACAATGGTTTAGAGGTTATTGATATTGATTTAAAAATATTTACCACACTTAAAGAACAACAGGATTTTTGGGCTGAATATATTGAATTATTGCGTGATCATATATTAGACTTTGACGACAAGTTTGTTATATACCGAACTGTTAATGGTGGGTATCATATATTGTACAGGTGTGAACAAATTGCAGGTAATACTAAAATTGCAAAGTTACAAGGCCATACTGAAGCTATTATAGAAACTCGAGGTATTGGTGGCTACGTTTTTATTTACGAAAATAAAGTTAGTAAAAAAAGCTATTTTCAAATACAAGAGATATCCGTATTAGATCGTGATGCTTTATTTGGCATAAGTAAATATTATAATTTTGTTGAACAGGTTGATAAAATAATACCCGACAAACTTAATTATGAACCATCTGCCGAAATCACACCGTGGCAAGACTATAACGAGAAAACCAATATTTTCGATGTTATAGAGGATGATTTTGAGATAGTAAAGAATATTTCGGATAAATATATCATAAAGCGTAATGGTGCTACATCACCTCACAGCGGATATGTGTATAAGAATAGCGGGTGTATGTTTTTATTCAGCACTGGCACTATATACCCACACGAAAAACTAATCAGTCCATTCACCGCTTACACGATTAAATACCATAATGGCAATTTTAGTGAGGCCGCAAAAGAGTTATATAAAAAGAATTTCGGAAGCAGGGTTGTTAAGGCTGTACCAGAATTACAAGCAGAACCTAAAATTAACTACGATGAAGTAACATTCCCTATTGAGATATTCCCAAAGGAAATTCAAAACTACATGATACAATGCCGTGATACATTAGACAGTAGTGTTGATTACATGGGGTGTTCTTTTTTATGGGTATTATCAGTTATTATAGGTAATAGTGTTAAGATACAGGTTAAGCCAGGGTGGGTAGAACCTGCAACTGTTTGGACTACCATAGTGGGTAAAGCGGGTATCGGTAAAACTCCTTCTATTAATAATATCGTGTTCCCGCTACAAAAAGCCAATAATAGGGAAATTAAAAAATTCGTTAATGCTTATGATAAGTATAACGCATTCATGGAACTTGATAAAAAAGACCGTGAAAATACAGAACAGATAAAAAAACCAAAGAAAACACAATTTATAGCTGATGACATAACATTGGAGGCATTAGTAGATATGCACGAAGAAAACAAAAATTCTGTTGGTGTATTTAAGGATGAGCTTGCAGGTTGGATTAAGGATATGAATAAATACCGTGCAGGATCTGATTTGGAGTTTTGGCTAAGTACGTGGTCTGCGAAGTCTTATTCATTAAACCGTAAGACAGCTAAATCTGCCTTTGTAGCTCATCCCTTAATACCTGTACTTGGTGGTATTCAACCCGGTATATTTGATACATTTTATAATGAAGAAAACAAAGATAATGGTTTTATTGACCGTATGCTATTGTGTTACCCCGATTTAGTTGTTGATGAGTATAACGAAAATGAATTATCTTATGACGTCATCAACTGGTACAACGATTATATAATTAACTTTTATAACTCCATTCGTTCAGGTGTAGTTGAATATGATTTAGACGATGAAATTAAGCCCGTAATAGCGTTAATGGATACCGAGGCGAAGGTAGAGTGGAAGCGTATCTTTAATAAGATTACAGGCCAACAAAATAGCGATGATGAGAATGAATATATGAAGTCTATGCTGCCTAAGCAGAAATCATATATACCTAGATTTGCGTTACTTATTAACTGCATTACGGTATTTGATACCGACCAGCCATTACCTGCGCTTAAAACGATTAATAAGGCCTCTATATTGGCTGCGGAAAAGCTAAGTGATTATTTTATTACTATGTCTAAGAAGATTAAAATATCCTCTAATGAGATAGCTGATATTAAAAATATGCTAAGGCTTAATATGTCTAAACCAAAACATGAACAGTTCTTAGAATTGTTTAAAGTTAACCCTAATCTAAATAGATCGGAGGTTGCAGAGAAGCTACAGGTATCAAGAAAAACAGTACAGCAATGGGTTTCTAAGTGTAACCCTACTGTCACCTAAGGTTACACAAAGGTTACACATATTTTAGTAGTTAACTTATTGATTATTAATAAGTTAAACCCTACTGTCACCTAAGGTTACACATTTTAGCGATAGAATAATTAAAAAATACAAAATGAAAAATATAAATTTATTACGATTTTCAAAGGTGACAGGTTACACTTGACATAAAAACTGCCTTAACGACACTAAAAACAAAGATTATTAACAAAAAATAGGGTGACAGTTAGGTTACACAAGGTTACACAAAGGTTACACTAAAAAAAGTATAATGGAAAATAACGATTACACACAACAAGACATTACCTTTAAGATCGCAGAGCGATTTGAAGATGATGTAGAAATTAAGTTTTCAGGTTCGAATACGCTTCTTAATGTTTATTCAGTAGAAGCTGTTTTAGCAGCCTACATTGAAAATTTAGGACTTAAGTTAGTTATAGAAGATATGGCTAAATTTGAGTGTGGCACTAAACCTACTGATGGAGACTTACCATTTTAACCTTCACCCTAAAAACAACCCGTCACTAAAATGAAAAAGGAAAATATACATCCAGCTACTTTCTCAAATCAATTCATTGATATATTTTACGATGAGATAAAAGATTGCTACAACATACTTGATCCATTTGCAGGGACTGGGAAAATTGGGATGGTAAAAAATATTGGTTATACTGGTAAGATAACATGCAATGATTTGGAGCCTGAATACAAAATAAATTGCGGGTATAGCATAGATAAATGGTTACATATTGATGCCTCGTTATTAACCGGATGTTTTGACGCTATAGTCACAAGTCCGACATATGGTAACAGGATGGCAGATAGTCATAACGCAAAAGATAAGTCTAAAAGGGTTACTTATACACATAAGTTGGGTAGAAAGTTGCATCCTGAAAATACAGGGGCAATGCAGTGGGGGGATAGATATAAATTAAAGCATATTGAGTGTTATAATAATTTTTATAAAATACTTGAAAAAAACGGTAAATTAATAATTAACATTTCAGACCATATAAGAAAAGGGGTTGTAATAGACGTGTCGGGATGGCACCTTGAAAATATATGTTCAATAGGATTTCAATTAATAAAGAAATATGAAATACCTGTTAAAAGGATGAGGTTTGGAGCTAATAACGAATTGAGAGTGTCAAACGAATATATTTATGTTTTCAAAAAATAAATAATATAAAATTAAATAGCGTATGAAAAAGTTAGAAACAACCATCAAGAAAAACGCATTTGAGTACGTACAAGTAAATCGCAATGACGTATATGCCATTTACGCACAATTTTATAATGGCGTGTTGATAGGCCATGAAGTATTTAAAATAAATAAATACGAGGAACGTGAGATACCAGGCGTTAAAATACCAGCGCATGAGGCAATGCCAGGTGATAATCAGTTTGGCGTTACAGCGTGGAGTACTGGCAAAGACTATAACAGGGCATTGGATAAGTATAATGAACTATGCTTGAAACCAGTAAAAACTTAACCCCCCTTTTACCATGAAAGAACAAATAAAAGCGAGTGACTATGAAAAGAACAACCGAACACAACCGAGACGAAAGGATAAACTCAAACCCAATAGGCTGGGTAGTATTACTAATTTTCGCCATAATTATCATCATCCTATCTTTAATTTCCATAACATTTTGATTTGTATGGGAAAAAAGAAATAATCGTATATTTGAAACATGGCAGAAGTAGGAAGACCGGCACATTTTAACACCCCAGAAGAATTACAAGCTAAGGCGGATGAATACTTTGAATGGGTAAAAGGGGAATTTCACGAAGAGGTTAGGGATAAAACTGATAAAGAAGGTACAATTACTCAGTATACAGAACGTATTTGGGATCGTGAACCGGTAAATATTAGCATCACTGGTTTAGCTTTATTTTTAGGTTTTGAAAGCAGGCAAAGTATATACGACTATTCTAAAACAGGTGAATTTTCTTACATTATAAAAAGATGCAAGTTGCAAGTTGAAAACCGTTACGAAAATGCATTAGCTTACCAATCGCCAACTGGTGCTATTTTCGCCTTAAAAAACATGGGGTGGGTCGATAATCAGGCAATTGACCACACAACAAAGGGCGACAGTTTAAACAAACCAAAAGACCTGTCAATGCTAAGTGATGAAGAATTACGCCAAATGGCAACAATTCAAAAAAAGATAAATGCTTAATGAATACGAGATAGAATTAGGCAGGCGTAACCTGATAGACTTTACCGCACTATCAATGCCTAAATTTATTAGCGGCTGGTTTCAGGAAGCATATTATAAAAAACTCGATGATTTCCGTAAAGGCAAGATAAAAAAACTAATGGTATTTGTGCCCCCTCAACACGGTAAATCAGAGGGTTCAACACGGCGTTTACCTGCTATGATGATTGGGGAAAGACCCGATTTAAAAATAGCAATCGCATCCTATAACGCTACTAAAGCACGAAAATTCAATCGTGAACTTCAGCGGGTACTTGCATCCGAAGAATACAAACAGTTTTATCCTGATGTATCCCTTTCCAATGGATCAGACGGTTATGCAAAAACATTCGATGAGTTTGAGATAGTTAATCACGAAGGATCAATTAAAACAGTTGGGGTTGGTGGGTCATTAACTGGTGAGCCAGTTGATATACTTATCATGGATGATTTGTACAAAGACTGGATGAGCGCGCAATCTGATACGATACGCCAAAGTACACAGGATTGGTACGATAGCGTAGCCGATACCCGTTTGCACAATGACAGCCAGCAACTAATTGTTTTTACCCGTTGGCATGAATATGATTTAGCAGGGTACTTACTTGATAAAGAAAAAGGCCAATGGGATATGGTGTTATACCAGGCTTTAAAAGTTGGTGCACCAACAGAGGCAGATCCACGTCAAGAGGGCGAAGCGCTATTCCCCGAGAAACACAGCCGTGAAAAGTTAGAGAATACCCGCAAAAGAAATGAACATAATTTCGAGGGGCTATACCAGCAAAATCCTACACCTAAAGTTGGATTACTATTCCCTAAAGACGAACTGCACTGGTATGATTATGATGCAGAACAAAAAGCACTTAACGACCCTGATTTTTGTTTCGTACCCGCAGACCCCGCTAATGAGGGTGGCGATGATTTTGCAGCATTTGCGAGTAAGCTTGTAGGTGATAGGATTTACATTACCGATGTATTATATAACACAGAAGGGGCTGACTTTAACGAGGCCGCATTAGTTAAAATGATATTAGATGCAAAAGCCTCATCCGCTGGAGTAGAGGCCGTGTTTGGATGGAAGGAAACAGCCGAAAGGGTAAGGGTTGATTTGGAGCGTAAAAACTATCAGGGTGAGTTTAGGTTGCTCAGGACAAGACAGCAAAAACATTCACGTATATTAAACCGTGCTTCATTTATCAGAAATAATTTCTATTTTCGTAAAGATTATTTACAATTTCCTCAATATGCAAAGTTTATACGTAATTTAACGTCATATTTGCGTATACAAGAAGCGGGTAAAGGCAATAAACACGACGATGCGCCAGACGTATGCGAAATGGGGGCAAGCTATTATGAGAAGAATTTTTCACATCTTTACGCAAACAATAATTAAATGAGCAATCAATACGATGAAATATTTAGTGCATTCGGTGTAAAACCTAAGATGTTAACATCCAATGATTGTACAACATATTCAAGCAACCCATTGCAACAATACTTACATTCATCTAATAATTTAGGTGATATTTATCATATACCTTATGGAGTATTAAATATTGATTACGATAGTTTATATACTAACTTTTTAGGAAGTGAAGTAAGAAAGTTAAAAAACCACATCGAAATTGTTGTTATACATAGGGATGCACTTAAACACCAATTATCATAATGACTTGGTATAACCCTGCTACATGGAGTAAAGATATTGCAACCCGAAGCGCAACGGGTTTAACCTCATTACCACAAACAGTTTATGTACAAGGGCCATTCGGCGACCAGTTTGCAATGAATGATTATGAATATTCAGGCGATGCCCCTGCAAAATTAAACCGAACTATAGACAATTTACTATACGGATCATACGGCAGGCAAAATTTTATTAACCTGTTTTACTGCCTACCTGAAATCTTTGCACCAGTAAACGAAATAGCGTCACGTGTAGCCGATGCAACATGGCAACTTAAAAAATCATGGAATGATGAGATAGACTATTCAGATAAAGACTTTAACAGGCTTTTTAGTCAACCTAATCCATTAACTTCATTTAAACAGTTCGTATATCAAGCGGTGTGCTATGAGTTGCTTACAGGGGCTAATATTGAGTATTTCAATAGGCCGTTAACATTACCAGATGAGTACAAGAATTATTTAAGCTGGTATAACCTGCCTTCTGATAAGGTTTGTATTAAACGGAGGCAGGGAGCTGATCTATATTCGGCAACTAAGATGAGTGACTTGGTAACTGGATACGAGGTAGGTAATAGGCAATTCGACACCTCGAATGTATTACCTTTCATTACTGGAGATTTAGGTAACCCTGAAGATGTTGGGTCGTTTCGTTCGCAACTATGCGGGGCTAAGTTGGCTATTAAAAACCTATTGCCTGTTTACGAAGCCAGGGGTGTAATATACATTAAGCGCGGCGCATTGGGGTTTTTGGTGTCTAAGAAATCAGATGAAAGCGGATTAATCAGCTTAACCAAATCAGAGAAAGAAGAAGCGCAACGGGAATATCAAGGGTCTTACGGATTGACAGCAGGTAAAAATCAGGTCGGCGTTTCATCCGCACCTGTTGAGTTTGTTAAGACCTCAATGTCTATTCAGGAGTTGCAGCCATTCGATGAAACATTGGCCGATGCAGTTGCTATCTATGCCGCATTAAAAGTCCCTCGTCACTTAGTGCCGTCTAAAGATAGCAGCACCTTTGCAAACGCGGATGCGGATATGAAGTCTTTTTACGCAAACGTTATCATACCTTGTGCTAATCGTTATGCGGAGGCATGGACAAATAAATTTAAGTTTGATCGCCGTTATATATGGGCAGACTTCTCAACCATACCAGAACTTCAGGAAAACCGAAAAGATAAAGCAACAGTTGATAAAACTAACGGCGAAATATGGCTTACACGTTGGCAAAACGGTGTTTGTACGTTAAACGATTGGATAGCCGCAACAGACGGCGTTAAGGGTTCAGGCAGGTTATACGAAACTAAAATATTCGATTTAACAGACGAAGAGTTGCAAAAGGTAAAAAATGTATTAAATTTGAAAGCAAATGTCCAAAATTCAACTACACCCGAAAATACAGGAACTCAAGCTTAGGGCAGCACCTATTTCATACAGCAGTACTGAAGTTAATGCTTCTGGTCAGTTGCAAGAGCGAGAAAGCCTGTTAGACCAGCGAATAGTGGAGGGCTATGGATGCATATGGGGCAATAAAAACCTTCATCAAGAAAGATTTTTCAAGGGGGCTTTTAAAAGATCAATTGAAGAAAATGGCCCAAATAGTAATGCTGCATATCAGATAAAATATCGTGACGAACACGGTCGTGCTATGTCATTGTTTGATGATCTAAAAGAAGATAATATAGGTCTATATTTCAGAACAAAACCATTGGATGATGTAAGTTGGGCTGATGACCATTTAACCCAACTTAGAAGCGGCACAATTTCAAACTTTAGCAATGGCTTTAAATATATATTTGATGACAAAGCCATAAAATGGAATGATGCAGAGCAGTCTATAGATGTATTTAATGCCAGGCTGTTTGAAATTAGCGGTACAGCTATACCTTCAGACTTAGGCACATTCGCCATCAGGTCATTGGGGAATGATGATATTTTTGAATTAACAGAAGACTTTATAAAAACATTACCCCGTCAAAATCAATTGGAGGCGAGGCGTATTTTTGCCATTCATAAATCACTGAACGAAGTTGAGGCTCGTAACATTCATTTGGAAGACCTTAAAACAAAGCAGTCGATAGAGAAAAAAGGCATAGATTATACTTATTTAATTAAACAATTTTAAAAATTAAAACATGACAGCAGAAGAACAAGCCGCTCATGATGCTCTGTTAGGCAAGGTTAGAGAAACCGCAAAAACAGAGATAGAAGCAAGGGGCTATCAAAACAAAGAAAATGTTGAGAATTTGCTTAACACCGCATTAACGGGTTTACCTTTAGATGCGCTTAGAAATTACTCAACAGACAGCGAGGCATTAAATTTAACCATTCGCAACATTGCAGGAGAACTGGAAAAAGTTAAAAACATTCGTGTAGGTATTGCCGAACAGGACGATACAAAAGAACTTATCCAGCGATCAATTAACGCATTGTTATTTCCTGAAGAGGGTAAAACCAGCGATGTTGAGTTAATGCAACGCAACAAGGGTAAAGGCGGACACAGCGAAGTTGTATTAAACATCCGCGCGGCAGCTAACATGCAAACCGATAACACCATTAACGAAAACAACTATCCTCTACCGATGATAGAATCGTTTAACGTTATTGATGGCGTCGTTAAAAAACGACGCGGCACACAGTACATTTTCGATATAGCCGATGTAACAACCGTTGCCGAATTGGAAGAGTACACCACATGGTTAGAGGAAGGATCTGAACAGGGCGCGTTTGCTATTGTTGCAGAGGGCGCCGTTAAGCCATTGGTATCTTACGCATTGGTTCGTAACTTTGCTAAAGCTAAAAAAGTAGCAGCAAAATACGTTATCACAGAGGAGTTTGCTAAATGGCGTAAAAAAGCGTTATCTATCATCCAAAACCTTATTAACGATAAGATACTACGTGATTACGCAGCTATCTTAACAACAGATTTACAAGCGCAGGCGGCTGGTTACGTTGGTACATCATTGGATGATACATTTGTTGCACCGAACGATTATGATGCTATCGGGGCAGTTGCGGCTCAAATCGAAACTTTAAACTTCTTCCCTGACTTGCTGATTATCCACCCGCAGGACAAATGGCGTTTAAGTTTGGAGAAAGACAGCCAGGGTCGTTACTACATGATGATCCCAATGTATAATCCTGATGGACTTGTATCAATGATGGGGTTCCGTGTGTTGACCTCAACATATCAGACTATAGGTACATTCACGTTGGGCGAAAGTGGGTTGTTCAAAATCGAACAGGAGGCATTGACAATCCGTATCGGTTACGGTATCGACTTCACTACAGCAACAGTATCAGGCACAAGCGTGGTAACTTCTGTTTCAAGTGACTTTGACAACAACCGTATGCGTATCATTGTTGAGAACTTCTTTAAAGACTACATCGCAACAAACAACATCGGTTCATTTGTAACCGCGTCTTTCGCAACAGTTAAAGCAGCACTTTTAAAACCGTAATATCATGGGACAAGTAAAAAAAGAAGAAGAAATAATCCCCGCAGGACAGGAAGATGTAAAGGCTTTAACTACAGCGAACAGCGTTGTTGATGGCGGCACATTAGTACGTCCAAAAGAGGACACTGTTATTGTCGGTACAAAAGACAGTTTATTAGGTGATGGCGTTGAGCATACTGTTCACCGAGTACTTGCTGAAAAACTGATTGCAAAAGGACAGGCAACAGCTAAAAAATAAGACACAACCATGCTGGTATCGGTAAATGATTTTATAATCGAAATTAATATCCCTAATACGGATGAAACTGCGGTAATTGAAAACTTACAGGGGTTCATAAATAAATATGAGCCTCGTTATTTAACTCAATTATTAGGTGACGCTCTGTACACGGATTTTAAAGCAGGTTTAGTTATTGAACCGATACCAGCTAAATGGCAATCCTTAAAAGATAATATCAGCATTGAACAAATAGCGTCATTCGTATTCTTCTACTACATACGGAGCAAGAATAGCTATAATTCCGGGTTGAATGTTATTGTTAAGCCTAAGTCTGAAAATGCAACAGCGATAAGCCCAATAATAACTCAAGTGGATGTTTGGAATGATATGGTTGATGCTTCCTATACGTCAGCTAAATATATTCAGGATAACAATTCGCTGTATGGTAATTATTATTTGCCTACGGTATGTCACATGTTTTATTATGGATATAACCGCATGTGTCTGCCTGATATTTTTGAAAAGCTAAATTATCAAAACAGATGATCTACATAGACGAAATATTGCAGGCAAAGGTTTCAGCGGCATCTGCCGAATTAGACCGGCCTATATATTGGTTTTGTGGCGATATTGTAGAGATAATCGGCGAGTTAAAAAAGCTAAGCGAAGCCAAGTCAACAAAGGCAATGCGCTTTCCTATGGTTGCCTTGTTAAGGGATTTCCCAGAAGCAAAAGGGCAAGAGATAGGCATATACAGCGAACCTACTGTTACACTATTAATTTGCACCAGGACAGAGCCAACGTATAACACGCAAAAAAGGAAAGAAATTTCTTTTAAGCCTGTTTTGCATCCAATTTGGGAGGCACTGGAAAAGCAGATTAATTGGGGTCGAGAATTTTTAACATCGGGTATTGGCTTAGATTACACGCAGATTGATCACTACTTTTATGGGCGTGAAAGCATTTACGGCAAGGAAGCTAACATTTTTACGGATTTTATTGATTGTGTTGAGATAAGAAACTTAAATTTAAAATTTAAACAAGAAAACTGCTAAAAACATGGGATTAAGCAACAAAATCATATGCGTTAAGCCAGGCAGCGGGAATACCGCTACGGGCGCATGTGTGATAAATATCGCCCGAATAGTTGGGGCTATATCAATACCATCGGGCACAGAGATTGATATCTCAACCGATCTGGCCGCTCTTAAAACCGCTTTAACCAGCGGTACAATGGTAGACGATCCTTTACTGCGTTACTACCCAATACCGAACCTTGTACCGCAGGCTGATAACAGCGGAGATTTGCAAGTGCAAACGTACCCTGATGGTACAGTTGTGGTTACAGGGGAAGGCGTTTACGATTGGACGTTTGACCTGCTAGAGGGTAAAAACTGCCTTTCATCACGTTTACGCCAACACAATGGACAGAACGAAGATATCTTGTTGGTGGATGCCGAGAACCATTTGATTGGTCAAAAAGGATCGACCGCTGATATGTTAAAGGGATATGATCCGTCTATCCTGTTTGCGCTTGCGCCTGTGCTATCACAAGGACAGGATGCTGTAACTGCATACCGATGGAGGTTATCTTTCGCTAAGGGTCAATTAGCCGATAACCTATCGCTTGTTGATTTTGGTACAGATACCTTCCTGCGTTCATTACGTGGATTGCAAGACGTTGCCCTAAACAAAATCAGCCGCACAGTGGCCGTATTGAAAATTGGCGCATCAACCGCCTGTGGATCTGTTAACCTGTATAACCTATACAAAACGCAGTTGGCTGTAGTTGGTGCATGGGTTGTTAAAAATTCAGCAGGAGCAGTAATTACGCTATCAAGCGTGGCCGCAGATGATAACGTGTTAGGATGGACTCTAACGCTTGATACAACAGACCCCGACTATGTAGCCGGTGCACCAGTTAATGTATCATGGGCGGGGCCAACTGAACTAAGCGCGTTATTGGTTAAGGGTTTTGAAAGTAATATAATCACAGTAACAGTATAACCATGGCACACACTAAAGACAAAAAAATCGACTGGAATAGGGATATTATTTACAAGGATGAACAACACTTCCTGCAAGCGCATAAAGACGCTGGTTCTGAAATACCAATTGATGAACTGAAAGACGCATACAAAACGCATTATGCGAAGGCTGAGAAGCCAGCTGATTCTAAGAAGTAGTAAAAAGCCCTGTAGAAATATGGGGCTTTTACGGTAACCCGTAATTTGATATGGTTAAAGCACATATCTTTGCATTAAGATACTTCCCAAACATCTTAAATTAATGGTTAAAGCGGTCATGTTGTGAAACACGCCGCTTTTTTGTTACCTTTATAATATGGGCGTTACACTTCCTGATATGTTGGCTAAATTCAAGCGTTTAAACCTCCGTAACGAGGTTAAGCGCCAAGTTCAACAGGATTATAGCAACGAAATAATAACTTTAAACCAACGCCAATTATATGCTCAATCAATTGATAGTTTAGGCATCCCATTACGATTTTACAATAGCAATTCATACGCATTTGAAAAGGAGAAACAAAACCCTTTGCCAGGCTTCGGCAGACCTGACTTATATAAAACAGGTGACTTTTATAAAGCATTCGTTGTTAGGGTAAAGGGCAATTTTTACGAAATAACATCTACCGATAATAAAACCAAAACCTTAACAGAAAAATATGGCAAAGACATTTTCGGTCTTACCGAAGACAGCAAAAAAGAGTTCGTTGAGGGATCTTTATATGTCGGAATCAAAAGATATGTCGAAAGCATTACCGGCCTTAGTTTACGATAACTGCGAAATACCATTATATAACTTCATTAAAGTGGCCTGCAATAATGATTTGAAATGGTTGATAATTCATGGTGAGCCAACTCAAGAGCAATTAACCGACGCATGGGATAATATATTTACTGAATACTCCGACATTTGCCCCACCACCAATAGCACGTACATTGTTCAGATAACACGCGAGATAAAACATTTAGAAACAAAGATTGCAATTATACAGGCAATAATTGACAGGTTTAAAATTTCATATATGCCTGAGCTTGTGCTAATACTTAATGAGTATGGTTTTTATTACGACTTTACACCCGAAACAATGCTGTCCGATTTGCAATCCGTAATAGCAGAGTGTAGCATGTTTGTGGTGCAAAAAGGCGTAAAAGAGGGCGAATTAAAGCGTTTTTTTGAAGGGCAAAAAGGCGAATGGGCTAGCGAAAATGATTATGACGAAACACTAAGCGAGCTGTCAAAGTTTCAAGGATACCACCTAAAAAGTAAAGAATTGACCGTGTCAGAATTTTGCGCTATATTTAACCGTTTCAAAAGACAAAATAAATAATGGCAGGTACTGGCGTAATTGAAGATTTTGTAAGTGCGAAAGCGTTTCAGCAGCTTGAACAGGTAGAAACATATCTATCCGCGCTAAATATTACGCTTGTAGAAAGCATACGAAACGCTAAAGCATTTAGTGACGCTTTATCTGGTGCGAAGGGATTAAGAGATATTAGTGTATCTTCCGCAAACGCTTCAAAAGAGCTTGAGAAGCTAAACAGGCTACAGGCTCAAACTGCAAAAGCACAGCAAGATCTTGCAAGGTCTACCGCATTAAATGAACAGGCTCAAATTAGGCTTACGGCCGCTCGTAGGCGAGAGGAGGAGCAATTAAATAGGCAAACAGCTACTGCAAACAAAGCTAAAACAGAGTATCAAAAGTTAACAGCAGAATATAACGCAGCTACTGCCGCAGCAAGAGAGGCTGGAGTTGTATTCGGTACACGTTCACTTCAATTTAAAATTGCAGCAGCTGATGCCAATAGGTTAAGGGCTCAATTAGATAGCATTGACCAGCCTTTGGGCAACTTCCAAAGGAATGTAGGGAATTATGCAAAGGGGATTGCTGGAGTTTTTTCAACTGCTTACGGTGCTATAAGAACCGCAGCAAATATACTACCTGGATTAGGGATAAGTGGTATATTCTTAGCCTTGTTTGAAGGTATAAAATATGTTGTAACTGAGTTAGGTGTACTCAATACTTCGCTATCTGATTTTGACTCAAAAAGAAAGGCGTTAATGGCAGCATTTGATAATACCTTGTTTAAGGAATCAATATCAAGTGTTATAGACTTAAAAGAGCAAATAAAACTTGCAAAAGAAGGCTTTATAGATAGCGAGACTGTAGTTAAAAAGTATAACGATACTATTGGTAAAACAGTGGGTCAAGTTCAAACATTAGATCAGGTTGAGCAACAGTTAAAAAACAACTCGCGAGATTATATAAAATCAATGTTTTTTAAAGCTGCAGCTGCAGCTGCACTATCGCAGGGTACTGACGATTTAGTTAAAGCTACTAAAAAACTAATGACAGAAGAGGCAAATGCCACCCTTACCGCAAAAGACCTAAAGCAAATAAGGGATGAGATAGCAAAAGGCGGGTCAAATGCCGAGTCATATAAGGGATTGCTGAAAATTGCAGAAAATGCAAATAGGGTGGATCAAAAATCAGTAAAGAACGCAAAAGATAATCAAGATAAGTTGGTTAATCAAACAACATCTACGTATGATAAGTTATTAACATTGGCTAATCAATTTGCTAAAAACTTTGTAAGCGTTGACTCGTCAGACATACAAAGGCGAAAGACATCAGAAGCTATAGATTACAATAATAGCTTATTGCAAGCAGATGCCGATAGGAATATGGACATTGCCAACAATGATAAAAAATCTTATTCAGAAAGGCAGTCTTCATTAAAAAAAGCCTTATCAGATAGACTTCAGATTATAAAAAATAATGCTATAAAAGAATTGGATGTTCCTGGTATACAAGCAGACCAGGAACAGGCTATAAACGACAAAAAAAATGCTGAAATATTAAAAACAACCATTGAATTTAATAAGCAGTCTCGTGATTTGATAGTATCAGCAAATAGGGACAGGGCTGCCTTAAAGCAACAAGAGTTGGAGACTTCTAAAAAACAAGAGCAAGCCTTTATAGCAGATGCTAATAATTCATACGATGATAGATTAGCCGCTGTAAAAAAATATGTAGATACCTCAAAAGAGTTGGTACAAACAAGGTCAAAATTCGACCTTATTGAAGCTGGTGAAAATTCAGACAAGAGAAAGGCTGTGGAATCGAAATTACAAGGGGACTTAGCCGATATTGACAAAGAGGGATTGACTAAAACAAATGAAATAAAAAAACAGGCAGAGACGGAACTTGCGAAAATACTAAATGAAGGGGCGAAAAACGCAAATACCGTTTTACAACAAGAGATAATAGACTTAAGAGATGCGCAGGACACCAAATTATTAGAAATTGAGAAGTACCAAAGCGAAGCCCTTAGCGCAACAGCCGACCTGTATAGAACGGGTAAAATATCAACAGCCGAATACAACCAGCAAGTTTACGATATAGAAAAACAGGCCTCAAAGGACAGGATTGATTTACAAATACAAACACTTGAGAAAATATTAGAAACTCAACAATCTAATCTTGAATTCGGGATAGGCGATCCGAAAGAAGTTCAAAGAACGCAGAACTTAATAACTAAGTTAAGAATTGATGGTTCTAATTTAGCAACGCAAGTAGAATTAGACAATATTAAAAAAGTAGAATCAGCAAGAAAATCTCTTCATGACCTCGAAAAACAGATAGCCGACCAAAGTATCGAATTAATACAAACATTGGTAGATGGCAGCTATCAAAAGCAACTGGATGCGCTATCCGTACAATCAGATCAATTAACTAAAAATTCAGATAAAGAGAAAGAAGTTGTTGATAGGTCTTTGGCTACAGATGAAGAAAAGGCTAACAAAAAAAATATCATTGATGCAAAAACTCAGGCGCAACAGGATGTTATCGCTCAAAAAGAACGTGAAGTAAAAACAAGACAGGCCAAGTTTGATAAATTAATATCAATTGCTAAAATTGTTGAGGCTGTAGGTATAGCTGAGGTACAGGCATTGAGTTACCTATCCAACCCTTTTACAGCACCATTATACCCGGCCATTGCGGCTGCTATAGGTGCATTAGGCGCATTACAATTGGCAACCGTTATCGCAACCCCCATCCCCAAATACGCCAAAGGCACAGACTATCACAAAGGCGGTGCAATGATAGTAGGTGATGCAGGTACAGAGTTAGTAATTGAGCCAAATGGCAAGCGATACTTAACGCCAGATACCGACACGCTAACAACCGCACCAGCTGGTACAAAGGTATTACCAAACTACGAAGTAATAAAGATGTTAGCTAAGCCTGAACGCATTAATTATGTAGGTGGACAGGCAGTTGATATACAGCAGTTGGTTAGTGAACAGCGCAAAACTACAAAGGCTATACATGGTCAAAAAATGGCAGGGACATTTATTACCAAAGGCGGATGGAAAAGACAACAGCAGCAAGTAAGCAACTGGAATACGTATCGTAATAATCACTTCAACTAATGCAACCTAAAGAGTTTCGATATACGCTTATTGTACCTGCTGTAGATAGCTATGTATTACCCAATGCGCCAAGCGGATGGAGTGAAGATAGCACGTTGGAGTTTTCCCGTTCAGAAACTTATTTCGGGGCTGTAAGGTCGCTAACCATACCGCTTAAATTCGTTTTAGATGGGGCATGGATATTACGTCAACAGTATTATCAATACGGTGTACAGGCGCAGGTTTATATCCAAATAGATAAGCAAAATCCGTCAACATGGGATTATGAGATTGCGTACTATGGTAAACTTGATTTTTCCAAAGCAAAAGACGAGGAAGATTATTTCACAGTTAACGCTACCGATGCTGACTTGTCGGTTAAAACAAAGGCTTTTGAGAACGTTAAGTACGAGATACCTGTAGATGTCCCAGAAGCTATAGATATTGAAATAACGCCTTTAAAACTTATTGAATTAGCCGATTTATTATTCGTTGCATCACAGTTAGACCAGCAGCCAGGCTACACAGCATTGTCAATCGTTAACAACGAAGTAAAATCAGTTAATCAATCGGTGAAGGATGTCTCATATAGAACAGCCTTAACTCCTAATTTTGCAACAGATGGGGACTGGTTTTTTACCGCTCAAACTACTGGCGATGTAAGTTTTTTTTTCGATGGGGTTAAAGGATCTACCCAAACTTTTCTTGGATCGGCAAAACGTTTCAGAATACAGTTAGTAAAGCAGGATGGAACGGTGCTGGCTACCCCTTTAGACGTAACCCATGCGTTAGGGTCGCCGGCATTTGATATAAACCAAACTTACACAATACCCATTAATGTAGGGGATAAGGTGTTTGTATATCAGCGCATAGATGGCACTTTAGATAGCAATACAGGGTTTAATTATACCGAAGGTACCTTATCGCTATCATACGAGACTATATCACCAGCAACGAAGTGTAAGGCTTTACGACCTGCATATGTTTTCCAGCAATTGGTTAAACAAATGAATGGTGGTTTTGCATACCCCGTTCAGTCGTTATTGCTAAAAGAATGGGAACAGTTAACTATAACATGCGGCGATGCTATAAGGCAAATTGAAGGCGCTAAAATTAAAACCACATTTTCAGATTTCTTTAAATCAATTTCGGCAGTTACATGTGCTGGTCATGCGGTGGAAATTGGAGCGGCAACTTTAGAATATAGACAATCATATTACCGAAATAGTCAAACATTATCAATGTTAGATAGCAAAGATGTTTCTATTGAACCCGCCTTAGATCTGATGTTTAATTCGATTAAAGCAGGGTATGAGACACAAACTTATGACGAGGTTAACGGCAAAGATGAAATAAATGCTATTCAGCAGTACGTTATAGATACTTATGCGCCAGTAAAGGAATTAGATATTACATCTGCCTATCGTGCCGACGCATACGGCATTGAATTTTTGCGTATAAATTTAGATGGCAAACGTACAACCGATAACGATGCGGATAACGATGTTTTTTTTATTTACGTTAAACCAGTTGCCCAGGTTGGGGGCTATTATTGCCCTTTGACTACAAGCGACATTACAGGCGTTAAGGCAGGCGAAACTTATTATAACTGGTATATATCCCCACATAGAAACTTATTGCGTTGGGGGTCTTATATTCATTCAGTATTTTATGGAAATGATGCATACCAAATCAGATTTGTGAGCGGTGAAAAGAATACAGCAGTTAGTACAGTATATAACGGGTCTGTTGTAGTTGAGAATAGCAATGTTAATGTTGCAGAATTAGCACCGCCTTATTTTCAGCCACACTACGCATCATTTACAACCCGTTTACCGCAAGATTTTTGGCAGTATGTTAATAATGGGGTATACGGATATGGGCTTTTTAGTTACGTTGGAGTTAACTTAAAGGGGTTTTTTATTAACGCATCGATTGATTTAGCCATGAATAGCGAACGAGATTTTAAATGTTTATTGACGGTTGATAATAATCTTTTGGAATTAGTGAGGTAAGTTTGTATATTTGATTTATCATTCATAGAGCCGAGCGAACGGGTGCGTAGAATGGTTTTCACATCTTACAAAGGTTTAGGTTTTTCAGGCCGCAATATTCATTGATTTGATATTGCGGTTTTTTATTGCCAAAATAGTATATTTACACCATGACGACGAAGATAGACGAAATTGTGACTAAGGAAGCCTTAGAGCAATGCGATTTAATGATTGCTAAATTAAAAGAAGCAACTCGATTACAAAAAAAATTAGGCGACAATGTATCTTTAAAGGTGCAGGCGCTTTCCGATTTGGTTAGTAATGGGATGCTTGTAAATGCCGATGTTATACAATTAGCAAATGAAAAACTAAAAGAATTGATACCGTTACTTTAATGGCAAAAACATTCCTCATATCTCAGGCTAACCCGATGCCATTCAGGCAGATTAAAGAATTTGCCTATAAGTATAACACGATACCGTTTGATTTGCAACCAACAGCAAGAACGGTAAACGGATGCTACTATCAAAAATGGGAATTTGGCGACGATACAAAAATACAATATCTGTCCGATTACCCAGATGTAACTATAACCGTTTACAAATTAGGCACGCGCATCTCGGTTGCTACAATTTTACCTGTTGAAAAAGTAAGCAATATACAAAACCAGACATTTAAGGTTTACGAGGCTGAATTTGATTTTAGTGATTATGGCAACGGGTTCTTTTACGCTGAGATAAGTTTTGTAGATGATGATTCGGTATTAAATATTTACCAATCACAAGCCTGGCAAACTGCGAATAAATGGCCTGAGACAGTATTATTTGAGTATAAAAATAGTTTTAATAACTACTCAGTTGTATTTGAAACAGGCATAACATTTAACACGCGTTTAGAAGCACAAATACGGGAGTTTACCCCACAGTTTGAAGATGAATTGTATATTGATGAGATGCATAACGCTACCCAACTAAATAGCATTCCCTTTAAACAATTTAAACTTACTACACAATACCTACCAGATTGGGCTTTAAACTTGCTTAATTGGGTATTAAACGTTGACGAAAAGCAAATTGATAGTGTTTACTATGAAAAAACAACAGGAGCAAAGTTAGAGATACAAAGGGTTGACGGTTACGCATACGGTATAGCATCAATAGATATTATACCTGTAGAGAATTTTTTTTTGCAACGATTAAAAAGCGGTGATATGGCAGACGGTTTATATACAATAATTACTAAACGGCTGCAATGGATAGATAACGCCGTAAACAGAACAATTAATGGTTCGTTCAGAGTTAATACTAATTTACGTAGGGTAGATTTGATTAATAAAGGCCTTGATGCTTTTACCATAAATATAGGCACAACAGATGGGGGGGCAGAAATAGCAACCGCCGATGTAACCGCCGATGATGAAACATATACTCTAATTATACATCATTTTTTCGATAGTGACACACCTGTTTATATTACTGGTATAGCAGGGGCACAGCTTAATCTATTTGTTATTTTCGATCAGGATGATGAACCGAATATAAATATATCAACTGATGGTGCTCAATTATTTCCTAAGAACTTTAGAGGTTCTTTTTTAGAGATTGCAGACGGCGAATTAGAAGCATCGTTTGATTTAGCGAGCGGATTAGGGAAGCCTAATACGGGTTACTCAAATTGCGCAATATGTGACGGTCGTAACGGAACGCCAAATTTAATGGATAGTTATTCTATATTTGTTGGCATATCAAATATAGCTCTTTTGGGCTCTGCTGTCGGATCAAATTCAAAATTAATTGCAAAGACAAACCTACCAAATTCAGGAGTAGGTTTATTTGCCAGCTATGTGAACGCATCGGGTGGCGATCAGGGACCAAACGAAACAGATCATGTTGCCAGATCAAGGCAAGTAGGCAACAGTTATGAGACCGCAAAGGCTCCAGGTAATATAACCCAAATATCCGGCATATCATTCCCGCTGGGCGATGCTACACCTTTAGACATTAGGCCTAAATCTATTTATGAACTTCCATTTTTAGCAATCAACTAATGACAAAGGTAACTGTACAGGCTAATAGAATTAGATCCGAAAGCGGAGAAAGAACAGTGTTAGGAAATATACTTTCCAACGAGGGGTTTTATCCTATTGCGGATTTAGATGGTACTGATTATGTTACCAAAGATAACTTAAACGAGGTAATAACACCATCGGTAGCACCTTATATCGACTTCGTTAATCCAGGGGATAACATGCCAAAGTCTTTTAGCCTGCCTGCCCGATTTAATGATAAGTTTGGAATAAAGTTTGAAATACTATTGCCTATTTCAGGTGGAGCTTATTTTTCAGACACCAACGGGGCTACTATGACTTATCAAACGCTATGGGTAGACAACACTTATACGACCGTTAATCGGGTTGATATATATGGTGCGCCCGATGAGAATGGGAAGTTCGCAGATAAGTTTATGTTTACGGTTTATGCTTTATAAAGGGCAGCCGACTTCTGTGCATGATGCCCTATGGAACGGCTAATTATAACGGTGTTATTGTTGTGTCAATATTTGCATCTGTGCCCAATGACAGATACAGCATTTTACTATCGGGATGTGTGTTAAAGCAAATCCCGGGGTATAAGCCTTTGCAATCTCTAAATACATCGATATTGCATAATATACCGCCGTTTAAATAACGCGGTCTGGCTATCCCTATAACGGCAGTTAAATCGTAATTAAGTATTACAGGCAAAGATGTTGGCAGTATTAATTCGGGTTCATTCTTTTCAACTATTACATTTGTATAGCTAAAAGTTTCTTGTACTGTTTGGTTGTTGATTTTCATTTTCTTAAAAAGTTAAATAGTTGTGGTTAAAGGGTCAATAAGTCCATTTTTATCATTATACTGCTCCCTATATTCTTTGTAGTCGGGAAATTCAAAAACATCTCCCATAGCAATTCCTTCTTCTAAATCCTGCCAGTGTTCTCTTAAAAAGTTATTACACGGGTAACACCAATAGCTATTTTGTAGTTGACCATCAAACTTACCAACGGTGTTAACCATTTTCGTACCTATGGGATATTTAACACCACACCCCGCGCAATGATGCGACTTCCTTATAACCGGCTCTGTTTCATTTATCTTGTCGTAATACATTTCTTCTTTTAAATTAATTGTAAGCGTTTGTGTTGTCTATCGGGGTACATTCTCATAGCGGCCGAATTTGGATATCTAAAACAAACTTCAGCCCATTTTACTGCTATCTTAACCCGATCTGCCTGCTCTTTCGCTCTTTCCTTTTGGTATTTTTGATTGGCAGTCATTTTTTAAAATTTATAATTATAGCAATGGCTGTGTTAAATAACATGCCAAATGCAAAAGTTAATAGCTGGTTAATTGAGGTCATAATCTTCTTTATTTAATTGTTTAGTGAGAGGGCTTTGGTAACGGCGGCTTGCAATAAGGAATCTATTTCTGTGCCCATACTTCCACCCCATTCTTGTATTTTTAAGCAAACATCAAGCAAATCTGGAGCGGTTGAAATTAATTTTGCATTAGCATGTTCTTCTACTTTGCAGCATGTAGCAACACAACAGTCATCATCGTTTATATACCCAGTTATAAGTTCTGTTTCTAAACGTCTTTCCCATAATATTTTGGTATGATGGCCATAATGCGAGTTGAACCTTTTTTGCTTGTTCTGACAGCATATTCCCACTCGCCTTTTGTTCCTTTAAATTCTTTCATATCTCCGTTACTTTATAATGGGTTAGTTAAAAATATACAACTTCTGAACATGCCAACAGCTTATCTACGTATAATTGGCTAAGTCCAAATTCGTCTGATTCATATTCTTTATAGAACCCGTTACCCTTGAAGTCCGTTAAGACATCACCCTCGTCCCATAATGAATAGGCAACAGCAAACTTTATCTTTTTCATAATCTCTTACTTTAAATTCGTTAAGGGGGTTAGGAGTTAAACCCATTGCCTGATTGTTGTTTGTGCGTAGTCTTTACCATCCTTAGAAAAGAATGTGTCCTGTGAGCTAAAATTGTTATCACTAACCCATCCATCGGGTTTTGTTGCCTCGCACAAGGAGATTAATTTAGAGACATCACGTTGATGTTTTATTTCTTTTGGTATCTCAAAAGAATGCTTTTTATGGGTCATTACCTTACCAACGCGGTCGATCTTAATTAACTCAACTTCACAGTCTGTATATGACAACCTGCTTAATGCCTGAACTGTTTGTGCAGGTGACAACACGGCTCGTAAAAAAGTTATACTACTTGCATCATCGTGAAATTCAATAGTTGTCCTGTCACTATTTATCAGGATAGATATTTTTGGGTTTATTAGTTTCATCTTGGCAGTGTATATTTTTTCATCTCTCTATAATTTAATATTTCCGCAGCCTATGTAAAGCGACATGAACACGATAAACAGCACGCAAAAGGTTTTTACCTGTGTGGCGTTGTGTCCGTTTTGGAGGTTGATTAGTAAGTTTTTCATTTTTGATTGATTGTTAAGGCTTTTAAGCCAGTTTTAAAAATAAGGCGGTACATATCTGCTTCGCCTCTGTTATGTAATTCTGCTAACATCTTAGCGTTTGATTTGTCCGATGGTTCGATGCGAACATTTAGACTTGCGGTATATTTTGGTTCTTTCATATTTTGCCAAGTTTAGCGGTTAATATTCTGTTTGCTATAAGTGTAAATCTCCAAAAGTTCACACTGTCTTTTAATTTCATGCAGTGCAGTTGCTTACTATAAGCTTTTTGATACATGCACTCTAATTGTTCTGTTGTCATAATTAAGCTGCGAAATAATATTCTTTTGCTACATCTAAAAGATTGTCGTTTACGTAAGTTGCGGCATCCAGTTCAACCTCGTCCATATCGGTACAATCAGCGTTACACATTTCTAATATGTTCATGCCGTTATCTACAGCATATTCAACAAGATCTTTTTTAAGGATAACAGCTTTTTCTATTTTGTCACCTTCAATCAAGATAGTTACTGATTTTACTGTTTCGTTTTCGATGGTTATTTCTGGTTTCATATATCTGTTTGTTTATTGTATAACAAAGTAACGCAATGTAAATCATATATCCAAATTTATTTTGCATTTTTTTTATTTTATTTTTTAGACTATCTTTAGCCTATGAAGAAACTCATACTTTTTCTATACCTAATCCTACCCATATCGGCATTTGCGCAACTGCCTGCCGTGAAGGACACAACATTAATAACACCGAGTACAAGCGTAACACCTCAATGGCGATATTCATATTTTGGCGGTGATTTAATACCACAGGCATTTATTAACAATAAGTACTATTTTATGCCTACCAATAAATACTTATCAAAGTACTACGGGGCAATATATGGTATTAACCAGTTCCAGAATATCAATACATGGTCTGTAGGTAACGTACAGGGAGGATATACGCCATCTGGTTTTTACTCATTATATTTAGATCCTTTTACAGCCGGTTATGCCTTAGTACAGGGTAATGGGTCTGGTGGTGGAACTAATTTAACGCTGCTGCACAGACCAGATGGCAACCCAACAGATGCACTTAACAGACTTCAATTTAATAACTCAGGAGTGTTTATTAAAACTTATGATGGCAAGGGATTGCAATTCGATACTGCCGGAGTATCTTTTAATCCAACGGCTAATAGCTATATCACAAAAAAATATGCTGATAGTTTGGCATTTGGAGCCGTAGATAGTGGGTTATATAAGTCAATAATAAATCAAACCGATAGTACTCAGAGCGCATCATTTAAAATAAATGGAACTGGCAATGTGGGAACTTTATTAGTTGGTAATCCATCAGGTGGTAATTTTAGTGTATATAATTACGGTAGCGTAAATATGTATGCAACAGATGGTCGCAATTTTCACATGTCACCTACTGATTTAGTATTAGGTAATGTGGGCAATACGCTTGCTATAAACGCAAATACATCTATAACTACAATAGCCTCAACCAAAACGCTACAACTAACAGGTGATCACGTTACGATACCAGTAACACCAACGGATCTAAATGATGCAGTTAGGCTTAGAGATATAACATCACGACCAGATAGCGCCACTATATCAAACACGTATGTAAAAAAACCTATAAAAACAAAATTCCAGCAAATATGCGTAGACGCCAACTTCCCAACAGGTACAATTAGCCATACAAGCGAGGCGAGAAATGTTTTAAAATCGGACACTGTTTTTCAATTCGTTCGCATAGATAGTGCGGGGTCACATGTAGGAAACTTCAATAAAGAAGGTATTTTCATGCGTAAGTCCTACCATGGTGGCACTTGGTCGGGATTTAAAAAAGTAAGGGATAGTCTTGGTATAGATGAGCGCAATCATGTAGCCGGATTAGTGGGTAACAGGATGGTAGTTTGGTTGCGTGGAGCCGACAAGGTAACCAGTGATACCAAATATATGGGCTTCGTTTACTCTGACAATAACGGGCAAACATGGAGTACTTTGATTAAGGTAACAACATTGTTGAGTGTAGTGCCATTATCAGCACCGTATGGGGATTTATTTAAAATAGGTTCAAAAACATACGTATCTATATATTCGGGAGATAGCTGCGAGTGGTTAAGCACTACAGACGGTGTGACCTGGACAAGCGAGGGGTTAAAATATTCGGGGCAGACTTTTGTCGAGCCATATTTTCAAACGGTAGGCACTAATACTGTTTTAGGGATATACAGAAGTACAATCGGGGGTCGTGGTTGGTATCAATCTGTGTCTACCGATGGCGGTTCAACATTCTCGACACCTGCTCTCACGAACTTAGCATATGGTAAAAATCTTAGTACAGGTCCCGGGTTCTATTACGATAGTGTAAAAGACTTATTATTGGTTGTTGCTCCTACTCGGAACAGAACAAACGGTTTGCAGGGGGCTGATAGCATCTATGTTTATGCAAATGCTTTATCGGAAGTAATCAGCAACCCAAATGGCTATAGGCTTACCAGTTACCTGCGCCCATACTATTCCAGTCTACAAAGCCAGTACGGCTACCCTACGATAATTAAGATTGACACTGCGCGGTATATGGTTAATTATGGTGAGCGTACACCCGCTAATCCAAATCCAACACTGGCAAGTTTTCAATTCATCGAACAGGCTTGGATTTACCAATTCTTCATAAATACCAGCAACGGAAATACAAATACTTGCCCCACCTCATTTAGCGCACCACAAATATTAAACACCATTACAGGAAATTATGAAAGCAAGCCACTAAATAATTCGCCCAATCAACACATTGCAGAAGCCAGGGAGGTGATTAGCAGGTATAATGATAAGGTAATACTACAACAGGCAGCAGGCAGCAAATACATTTATCAGGCTGTTGATAAAGGTTATAAAACACAGGCCACATTAGATAGTGTTGGTAATCATTATACCTATGGTAATATTGATGTTGATTTGGGTGCTAGGAGAGGCAATTCAACGCATTTAATGCTTAGGACATCCGACAGCACAAGCACTTTGGAAATGACCAGTAACGGTAGCACAAGCGGTGCATTAGCCCCTTTAATAAACGCAAGAACAACCATTGCGGGTAATGCCGGCATTTTAATACAAGGGTCGCCAAGTGCAACAACAGGAACTGGTATTCAATTAAGGGCAAAGGCAAAGGATGCTAACTCTGCATTGGCTGCAACCGGCATAACTGAATCGCTTACCAATTATACTACGGTTCAGAGAACCACATATGGCAATGGGCACATGACATTGGGCACAAGCCCTACAGATGGCGGTTGGCTTAAGTTGCCAGCAGGCACAGCGACAGCAAACACACAACCTTTAAAATTGACTGCCGGTGTTAACTTAACCACTGCGGAAGCAGGTGCGATTGAATTTGATGGCACTGATTTGCGATATACAACATCTACCCCTACGCGGAGAACCATAGTTAATACAGATGCATCACAAACAATATCTAACAAAACAATTGATGCTACTAACACAATTGCTGGGATGAATGTGTCGGCTGCTCAGTCAACTATTTCAGGCAGTACAAGTGGGAATGCTGTATTTAGTGAACCTTTCAGCGGTTCATCATTTAAAAAAGTTATCATATATTTGAACGCATTGAACGGTACGGCATCTTATACGTTCCCCACTGCTTTTGTGAGAACGCCAATCATTATCAGCACGAGTAGTTTATCTTCGAGTGTTGTGACGGCGAATAGCGCAACGGCGGTGACGGTTACGGGTGCTACCACAACAGGGTACATTATTTTAGAAGGTTATTGATATGAAAAAACTATTATTTATCGCAGGTTTTATTTGCAGCATACATTGTTATGGACAACGTCCACAAATGAAAGTGCTGTTTGTCGATAGCGCATTCATGAATCAGATCAGCCCGACATTTCTACCACAGGTAGCTATCAGCGGCTATTTTGATAACCTGTTACACCTTCCGACAACCATAACTGGTTATGGTATAACAGATGCTGTTAATAAATCAACTACGCTGACTATAAACGGCACCACTCAGGATCTGAGTACAAACAGATCGTGGACGGTATCATCGGCAGTTGCACCCATGAATACATTAAGCAAAACGGCAAACTATACTATTGCGTCTGGTGATTTTGGTGCTGGTAAGGCAGCATCATTAATATTAAGCGTTGATGCTACCAGCGGTAATAATACTCAAACATTGCCATCGGCGGTTACATTTGCGGGATATACCATTTACGTAGTTAAAACAGATGCAACTGCCAATGTAGTAACGCTATCAGGCGTAAGCGGTAATAACACACTCGGTACTCAAAATCAATCACGCACACTTATTTCAACAGGAACGACATGGATAAACAATTAAACCCTTCAAAAAAGGATAAAACAATTGTGGTATCTGCTTTTATAGGCATGGTATTACTTGGCACTATATACGGATTTTGCTTCGCTAAATTTGAATATAAGCCTATAACAATACAAACCTTTACAAGGTCTTTAGGAACTGCTTATCAGCCTAACATCACCCGCTTTATGTCCATTAAAGGATCGGTATCTATTACGTCTTCATTAACATTGTCTGGAGGCCAATCGGGGTCAATATCATTACAAACATCACCAGATGGCATTACTTACACTACAAAGCAAACCGCTACAAATAATAATACAGGTGGCCTGACTATTGGATTAAACACAATCCAAGCCCAAACAACAGAACTTGTTGTAGATATACCTCCTGGGTACTATTATAAATTTGTGTCCAGCGGGACAAGTACGTTTGGTACATCTATTTCAGTAGACGAAACAACTTTATAATCATGAATATATCAAACATCTTCGAAAGTATAGCCGGATGGGCTAAAAACTTCATTAGTAAAATACTACCATCAAGCCAAAAGTTTTTAAAACTGGCTTCCGGCATTGTCAACTTCATTAAAACGGCTGACACAAGCCATCCCGAAATATTAAACGCCTTAGTGGCTGTTATACCCGGGTCGTTTGATAATTATCTGTTAGATAAACTAAGGGCTGCGCTGCCGTCCATTGTGGTTAAAATGAAACTGGTTTCTGATGAAGCAGGTAAAACACCGGATGAAATATTTGCTGATGCAGTTAAACTTATCCAGTCAATGGATTCAGAATATAGGGCTACAGCTTTAGGTTCAATATGGATTCACCTGGCCAATATACTTACCGATAGCGGCGTATCACAATCAGATCTACAAAAGATACAGCAAGCATGGTATGACGAGATTGGTAAGGTTGAGTTATTAGGGCCGGATGGCGGAATATATCCAAATTGCTATAGTGGGTACGATGCAGATCCAGTCTTAAAAAGATGCGTAAAAAACCCTCTATGATAAATCTTATAGCCGCTATTTTGCACGCCGTTGGTTTTTCATTTTATTTGTTTATGCTGTATTATAGCGGCTATCCTCCTACTTATGTGAAAGGTTGCGTATACTTATTTATGTCCCTGATATGGATATATCTAATTATAGATGAATGGGATGGGGTAAGGGACTTTAAACAACTTCAATTCAATACCGTTAATAAATGCATATTTATTTGTAATTTCACATTAAGCGCTTTTACTATATTTAATTTGTGTGATGGGGTATACCTCATGTTTATATATTTATTTGCCGTTGCATTAACTAGTCTGTTTATATTAAACTCTGGATTACAACATGACTATTTCAAAGATGAATTATAACACGGCATGCTTTTGGTGCCTATTAACACATGGATAAAAGATTGGCAAATTTACCTATACCCCACAACGATATAGACTGGGAATCTGTTATAAAATGGATTTCAGGCTGCCTGGCATTTATAATAGCTTTTTGGAAATACATCGATAAGTATTTTGCCGATAAGAAAACAGAAAAGGAGACATTTATAAAGACTGTAGTTCGAGAGGCCATGGAGAGTTCTCTTAATGAGATTAAAAACGATGTTATTGAGCTTAAACACTTTAGAGAAAGTGATATGAAGCACTTTAATGATACCGTACTTAAAATATATGCCGAGCTTCGCAAGCCATGACACCCATTAAAATACTCATAAATGTACTGGATGATGAGCAGATATGGCGTGATCTTATCAGCGAACAATTATCAATAGGGTATAATGTAATCTCTTTCAGTAACTCTCAAGATTTTTTCTCTGCCTTTAATTCGTCTGTAGATTTAGTTATAATGGACGTTCGTTTAAAAGACGGAACGGACGTTATAGAGCGAATACAGCGCATTTATGATGTTTCCCCTAACTGTTACATAATAATCGTTTCTGCGTACTTAGATGTGCCTTTATTGAGACAGCTGATACGACTAAGGGTTAGTGATACAGTAGAGAAAAGTTCAACATGGCTGGAATATTTGGGTACTGCTGTTGAGGGGCTTAGCGGCAGGTTGCGTTCCCGTGCTGAAATGAAGGAGGCTCTAAATGGGAACTAACGAGATTGTAGGCTTTGGTGTAACTATCCTTACCACATTAGGTGGGTTTTTTGCATGGATAGAGAACAGGTCAGAAAAAAGATCTGCTAAGCTTATGGAAAATATTGAACACATGATGGACGCAAAAATAGGCGAATACTCTAACCGGGTACAATCCGAAAAGATGCAGGCTCTTGAGCGGGAACTGGATAGGATGCGGGAATATGCAAGAGATAAGAAATAAACAAAAAGCCCCGCCAGCGTGATGCTGAAACGGGGCTTTTTGTTTATGTTTGTAATATTCTTAACTGATAAGTACCTAATTCCTCTAAACCATCGTATTCGGCTTGGTCTTTCAAGTTATACCAATATCCTAAGTCGTGTTTTGCCTGATAGACAGTTAATTTATACCCGTCTAATAATGCTATTATGGAAGTTAAAAGATGCGCTCCTTCATTATTTATACATAGCGGTTCGATTTCGTCAATGACCTTGGCTTTCCAACTTTCATGTATTCCATTGGCCGAAATAGCGTCAATCAAGAAATCTTCATTGAATGAATCTTCCCCGTAACTTTTCTCAAATAGTTCCTTAAATGTTCTCATATTATTCTATATTATTTGCTTCATAAAACGCCTTACAAAATCCTTTAGGATCTATACTTCTTAACTCTTTAGTGCGTTCAGATTTTCCACCATAAAGAATAAACATTGGGCTATCTTTCCATGTCGGATCAAACCTATCTTTTTTAGGTATGTTAAATTTACCCCATAACCACGTTTCTTTGTTGTAGGTATTGCAGTCAATAACCAACTTTATGTAGTGTTTATCAACCTTGCTAATATCTTGATTTTTTAACCAAGCCAGTTGATCCATATTATCTAAATCATAAATAATATTGGTATACCCCGCAAAATCACAGGGGTTAAACTTAAACCTTATTTTACCTAACCATGGGTTTAAAGTGTGTATTCTACTTCTTGGATTTTCAACTTTCCAAAACAGCAGATTAAACCGACTATCAACCCAATCAATAATCTCTTTAGTTTTATCAACAAGTAACTGGCTTTTTTCTGTTGTTCCGTCAGCATCTTTTCGTGCAAAATGCCTTGCTCCCGAAGTCGCATATTCTGTACAAGGTACCGCAGCTAATATCCCAAACACAAACTCGCAGTTTGGTTCGCTATATCTACACGTTGACATCCAGTCAAATATTGCCTCTTTATAATCCCATTCTAAAATGTCAATCCCGTTTTTAATATCTACTTGGAACACATGCCAGTTGTTACGTTTGTATTCTTCATTGGCGTGTCCGCTGTGATCGAAAAGGTCGATTAGTATACCGTAGGTTTTCATAAGACTAATAAAGCCTTCGTTAGCGGTTCAAGAGTGCAGTCTATCCCCGCCGACGAAGGCTCTTTAATATTTTCGGTTACAACCTGCACGTTGCGTTTAATACACTCGCAATATACGCACTACTTTGAATATTGCAAATTTTATTTTTACCTTTATGATGTTGTAAGCGATAGTAACACGAGGCTAACAACTCCGTTCCTTTTAGAAAATTGATCAGCCCTGTACTTGCATACGGGGCTTTTTTATTTAAACTATTTTGTATATTTGATTATGCCACTAACAGGACACTTCATTATTATAATATGCTTCCTGCTTTGTATGGTATGTAGTTTACCGGTAAATACAGAAAGGTAATGTACTGGCAAATAAAAAACAAAAACATTATTCTCGCTATCATAGCAACATTAGCTATTTTGGTGGCGTTTTATTTAGCGATATATGGCTGATTTCAATTTAGCATTTAAACACACCGCCCAGAACGAAGGCGCTTATGCCAATTCATCAAAGGATAAAGGCGGAGAAACGTATATGGGCATATCCCGTAATAACTGGCCGAACTGGAAAGGCTGGGCGTTGATAGATTCTATTAAAAAGCAGTTTGTATCATCGGCATCAACAATTAACATGCACGCTGGCAGCAGCCCAATGATTCAGACCCTGGTATCTGAATTTTACAAAGCAAACTTTTGGTATCCGCTTACCCTGCAACTTTTAAACGATCAGCAACTGGCTACAAACGTTTACGACTTCGGGGTAAACGCTGGTGTCGGAACGGCTGCAAAGAGGCTACAGAGGGCCGCAAATGTAAATGATGATGGCAAGATCGGGCCGGCAACAATACGCGCGGTAAACTCATTACCTGCCAAACAAGTTTACGATGCTTTTAATGCGCAGCGAAAAGCGTATTACGACAATATAATTGCCAATAACCCGTCACAGGCTGTTTGGCGTAAAAGCTGGTATTCACGTATAATTCCTTATAAACAAGCATAATTATGGCAAATATTACATTATCAAAGAAGTTCACACTGCAAGGTGGTGACTTTTTACGCGGTTTAGGTATGGCAATCGCTACACCTGTTTTGGTGGCTGTAGAGCGACTTATTGATGCAGGCAAGGTTGACTTTAGCTGGAAGGCTTTACTTATGATGGGTATTGGCGGAGGCGTTTCGTATATACTTAAAAACTGGTTAATAGAGCCTGCTAAGACTACTATAACCAGTGATACCAACGCTAAGGCTGAGAATGTTAATGAGAAGGTGAAGGCGGCGATTTAAAATAAAGTTATCGGCTCTTTTATAGCCCCAAGACAGACCATTAATTCTAAACATAGTTGTTCAGGCATCATACTACGGTGATGTGCATTTTTACGTCCTTGAGTACCTGTTGCTGAGCCTCTTGGGGCGGGTTGATGATGGCACTTTGTATTACCATTATGGCAAACGGGTTTAGGTGTCCAGTTAAGATTTGTCCATATATCAGTTGGCTTTGCCCTATCATCACCGTACTGGCAATACCAAACGGTGTATCTTGGTAGGTGTTGCATGAACGGCATTTTACGTAACATACCCCGTGGATTCTCTATAGAATATGTTGCCCCTGATTGCTGTATAAGTTCTAAAACCTTCATATTAGTCTTATCACATTGTTTAGCATAATCGCTTTTAGGTTCTGTTCCATTACGATGGTGGCTAATCGCTGCTATGGTGTAAGTTGTGCAATCGAATGAGGCATGTACGTGGTCTGGTATCCATGGCAACATATCAAGTGTAAGGTTTAATATGTCCATTTGCAGATCTATGCCGTCATAAGCCGTCCAGTCTACGCTAAACACCTCATGCCCCAATTGCTCTGCTGCTCGGCCTATACATCTTGCACCGGCGAATAGCTCTAATATTTTCATCTCATTATCAAATAAGTAATCATCATTCCTGTTGTTAATCCCATTACCCAAAATATCAAGCATAGCGAGACTGGGTTATTTTCATATAAATGGGCAACTATTGAGTGTAGTTTATTCACGGTGGTTATTCCTTTCTATCGATTGTTCCATCATCATTTCGCCATAAATCTCCGCTTCTGATATTTCACTATGTGGTAGTACTTCAATCGTATCTGTTAAAGGGTTATATGTTGCGGCATAGTCCGTTGCGTACCATGCAAAAGCTATAACTGAGAACATCCATGCCACGATTAAGATTTTTATTATTTTCATTTCGTTTTATGTATGGTTTTATTAATGCGTGTTGGGTAAATATAAAATACGTTACTATCGGAAACAAGCGTCTGGTAATATCTCGGGTATTGCCTCCATTTACGTGAATCTTGCTTCTTCTCACACCCACTCATAACTATTATAAGCATTAGGTAGGCGGCTAGGGGTTTAAGCATGGTTAATTGGGGCTAAAGTAAGTTCAACTTTTATGCATGACCAACCATGTTTTTCTTTTGCTTGTCGCCAATTATAAACCCAACCGCTTATTAAGTTCTTAATGCTTTCTTTGCGAGTAAATGCTAACGATGGTTCATAATACCATTCATTGCCGTTGTTCATGTTCTGCACGCATATCCAGCGTTGTGAAGTGTACTTTTTCATCTTTATCAATTTAAGTGAGGTTATTGGGGTGTTAAAGGTTTTGCGGTTAAAATCGCCCCTACTTGTTCAATTGATCGGTAAAACAAGGTTTCGGCAAAGTCGCCAGAATGGCTTTTATTCCTAATTGATTCAAATCTGAATGATTGGAGAATACGAACCACTTCGATCAAGGGGGCATGTGTTTTTAGAAATGCATTTTTCTCCACCATCAACTCGTTAACTTTCTCCAGTAGATTTTGCGCTTTCTTCAGCAGATCGTTGTATTCAGCATCTGCTATGGCTTGCTGGTCAGTTGCGCCTTTGATGTAGGCCGATTTGACCTCCTGGAATTTGTTACGGCCTGTGACTTGATTAAATATGCCGTATGAGTACGATTCTGCCCTTGCAGCTATTTCTTGTTCTGTTTTCATAATGGTGTTGGGGGTTAAATAAGTTCAGCGTTTTCATAGATGTTGCCGATGACTTTAAGAAAATACCGGCTGTATATCGTATCGCTTACAAAATGATCGTCACTGTTTCTATATGAAATTTGGAATGCACCTATATTGCTGTTATAAATAATTTTAGCGTTAAACTTTATACTACTCTCCATCCCGTGAACATTAAAAATTGCTTCAACAATATCATCTTCCCATATATCAGCCCCCGTTTTGTCTTTAAGTCCAGTGAATTGCATAATAGGATATTTACCATCGAGTGCTGATTTTAAGTAGTCAGACTTCATAGCATAATCCATATCAATCATCACACCAGCAACCCCGTCATTTATAGGTGCATCATCCCATATTCGAAACTTTATTTCTCTTTTCATATCTTTTCCTTTGTCTTAATTGTCGGTTTGGGTGTGAGGGGGTTAATATGTTTTACCCATGTATTGCAACAATGGAATTTGATTCCGATATATCTTACCCGATTTCATATCAATCAGATACATAACAGCAGCATTGAATAATAGAACTTTATCGTTATCTATAATCCATTGGATAAAATCATCTGGCTTTAAAGGCGATATGTAATCAGTGACCTGCATTAAGTCGATTATAAAACCCCTGTTCTCAAAATCAAACTCTTTAAATTTTTTTTGGCATACGCTAAAAGTGCCATAAACCTTAACCAATTTTTCGTTAATTAATTTTTGGTAGTCTTTCATAATTTAATAATGCTAATTATTCGTTCATTGTTAAATCACCCGTTTCTATTGCTTGTTCAATCGCATGCTGTACATTACCTGCTAAAACAGTACACATGCGTACGCTTCCGCTATTGAAATAAATTATTGAATATCTAAATGCCATTTTTTTTAATCGTTATATTGTGAAATACTCTATACTATCAATTAGTATATCCCACTCTGCAACAGTGGCTGTTTCTACGATTGATTGTTTAATCATAATTGGTTCTTGTAGATGATGCCATTCATTACCCTCAAGAATAAACTCATTTGAGGTTAACCAGCATAGCCTATTTAGTTTTTCTGTTTCTGCTACGCCGTTTTTTAAGCTAAAACCTGCATGTCCTGAAGCATGGTACTGTGTTTGTTTTTTCATTCTCTTATCCTTTTAAATGTTTCGTGTATTATTTCAATGCTTTTCTATTTTCAAAAAGCATACTTTTTACTTCCTCCCACTTATTATGTGTTCCTGGGTCTAATGACTGATCACACATATTGTTCATTTTTTCAATTGTAGCTTTTTCACTAAGCCCTAAATCAAAGTCCGTTTTTACAGAGGCTTTTAGTATTTCGATTACATCGTTAATGCCGCATCTGTACCAATACTCTTTAGCAGATATTGAGTTATCAGGGTTCATCTTATCCATTAGGATGGGTATTAATGCTTTTACCAACTCATTTACGCCTTCCTCGAAGTAATATACACGTTCGTCAAATTGACCTTCGTGCTCACGTGCTGTTTGATTTGCTGCCTTATTGGCTAATTCTGTAATGTTCATGATGTTCATGATTTTCATTATTATTTTCTTTTAAATGTTTCGTATTTGGTTGATTAAACTACGACGTAGCCAACAATTTGATCCAATCCGTTATATACTTCTGTTAGCCGTTCTATAGGCTGAACTCCTGTCGGCTCAATACAATTATCGGCGTAGCCAACTTCAAGTTCTTCATCAATCATCGGGTCATTTATTATTGCCCGTAAGTCTTTAATTTTCATCGTAAGTTTTTATTTGGATGATTAAATCGGCTGCCATTCTGTTACATTTTTAAACTCAACATCAGTAGTTTCCAAAGAATTAACAGATGTAAACTCATGATAGAATTTGCCATTTTTGAATGTTACCTCTTTACCAATGTGGCCGGAATGCCTATGTTTTGCTGTTACAATTTGGTTGTCGATTGGTAAGCTATCCTCTACGCTTATCCATTGATTACCGCCGCCCTCACTACTCGAATGAGTAGTGAGGGCGGCGGTATTTTCTTTCAGCCACGATTGTTTGTCCCAAAATGTTATGCCATTACGTAAATTCCATTTTGCCTGAACCTTATCTTTTCTGTCGTCAATAAGCCTTACATTACAATTAGCGCATGATATCATATATCTCGGCTCCTTGTAGCCTAAAAATACCGTTTCGCCCTCTTTACCAGCGCAAAATGGGCACGGGTCAATGCCATTGGCAACCCCTAAATTAACAGGGGTTATTCCCCCATCCCCCTCTTTTACAGGCTGTGCATCGGCCTTTTTAATTATACCTTTTTCGGTACAATTAGAATTCTGTTCTGTTGGTGATACGGTTAACAGGTAGACTTGGCGATATTCGTTTCCATTCATCTTTTTCCATGAAGTTTGAAATTCACGCCATTTGATATCATTGATTTCGTTAAGTCCGTCTTTTGGCCTATACTGCCACACCGGCCCCTCTGCTTCCACCTTTTCAGCATATTTTACAGGGATGCCGGAAGTGTCGAAGATGGGGAGGGTGGAGTATAATTCGCTATACTCCTGTCTGTGATACTTGCTGTGGCAAATGTTTATTGGGGTAAATAGCCCGTCTTTTACGGGGCCTGTTAGCTTATCGTTTTTCATTTTATTAGGTTATTAAGTTAAATCTATTACGCCACACCCATAATTCCTGCCCAACGCAATCGCCAATCTACACGCATCAATCTTACTCGTTCGCCTGTATTGGCTTTCAAATCGCCACCACCAATTACGGCGGTAAACAACTATCTCGTAATTAAAATACTCATCAAATCTGATGATGATACGACGGCGGGGTTGGGTGGTCATGATATGCGGGTGATAAGTAATTGTGTTTTGTTTAGATCCGATTTCTCAACAGTCATTTTTAACCCATGCCGTTTGTTATAACCACGTAATGATGTTAGCATGCTGTTGTATTCAAAGTACTGTATTTTAAATGTTCCACCTTGTGGCAACTGGCTAAATGGGTACTTTGTGTTTCTGTTTTTACGTTTTGTTGTCTCCATATACCACCAAATCCCCGCCAATCGAAACGGGCGGGGTTGGTAGCCTGCAAAACCTAGCAGGTAAAACATGGGGTTATAAAGACCAGTTAATTTCTATTGAATGTAAAGGTCTTACTTTTATACTTTGGCAGGCAGGTATAAGTAAAACTTTTACTGTAGACAAATTAATTAAAAACATTGTTGAGCCATTGCTTTCCTCTGCAAAAAGTAAAATATCTTCTTTGTGGATATCGCTACTATGGTCTTCTGAAACAATAAAACAATCGTTTGGCCTTGGTTCAAAGTCTTTCAATTGTTTATTTCTGCTTTTGCAATTTTGAGATATGTGCGTCATATTAAAATGATTTAGTAAGTTTATTTGGGGTTACATCTAATTCAACCTGAACGCTCAATAGCATTAGATTAATTATTTTATATTTATACCCGTTCTTTTTTAAGCCGGCTATATTTTTAGAGGTATTTGTTATTTGTATAGTTTTCATAACTGCTAAGTTTTGTTTCCCTTGATTGACAATACAAGTGTACGGACTATTTTTATTACCTGCAAATTTATTTGAAAATAAATTGTAAAATAAATTTGGTAGTATGGTTTCGTGTATTTATATTTGCCCTTGTCGATGCGATAACAATATCGGCTTAACAATTATGAAAACTGAAAAATTCTACATTATTCGCACCCATTCGGCGGGTGTATGGTTTGGTAACAAGAAATCGTTAGATGGCAGTATTGCTATTATAACAAACGCCCGTCGCTTGTGGTACTGGTCTGGCGCCGCTTCTTTAAGCCAATTAGCTATGGAAGGAACTAAAAAACCTGAATCGTGCAAATTCACTGTAACTATCACCGATGAAGATGGCGTTTATTTACCCCAAGTTATTGAGGTATTACCATGTACTGAACAAGCGGTTTCAAACATTAAATCTGTGAAAGAATGGAAAATCTAATTAAACAATTTATGAGTATTGACCCTGTAAGCGATGGCTCTGGCGATGGCTCTGGCTCTGGCTCTGGCTATGGCGATGGCTCTGGCTTTGGCGATGGCTCTGGCTTTGGCTCTGGCGATGGCTCTGGCTATGGCGATGGCTATGGCGATGGCGATGGCGATGGCTCTGGCGATGGCGATGGCTATGGCTATGGCGATGGCGATGGCGATGGCTCTGGCGATGGCGATGGCTATGGCTATGGCGATGTTAAACAGTTACCTATTGCAGAATATCGTAAAGGCTTTCTTAACAAAGAAATCCATTCATTTAGCAAATTCAACGGCAAACCAGTGTATTACATCGATGATATACCATGTACGTTTTTGTCAGTCGTTAACAACCTGGCTAAGGTTCTGATCATTAAAGATGACATGAGCACGCGCAAAATGTACATAGCTAAGTCGGGAAACTTATTCGCACATGGCGAAACTAAAGAACTTGCAATACGTGATGTTCAGGATAAGTTTTTTGCTTCGTTGTCTTTCGATGAAAAGAAGGCAGAATTTATATCAAAGTTCAAAAAGAACGAATTGTATAGCAATAGATTGTTCTTTGATTGGCATCACTTTTTAACTGGGAGTTGTGAAAGTGGGCGTATGATGTTTGTTAAATCGCACGGTATTGATCTGGATGGCGAAATGACAACATTGCAATTCTTGGACGCAACATCAAATGAGTATAACGGGAATGTTATTCGTGAAATACTTAGTCAGATTTAACCACCACTAAATTAAAATAGATATGAAAAACGCTTTTAAAACAGCATACCCAACGGGCGACCACAACAATGTTGAGCCCGAATATGGCATTTGCAAATTAGAACACTTTGCAGGATTAGCAATGCAGGCACGATTATTAATCGTGCGCCTGATGGGCATTTAAGTAATAGTAAAGAGGGTGTAACATTAGCCGTTCAGTGGGCAAAAGATTTGTTAACCGAATTGGATAAAATCGTTTAACCATGCCTATCAAATCCACCTCCCACACCGTCTACCCGCCCGAATGGAACGGTAAGAATTTCAACATCTGGCAACGCTACCTCCAGCGCCAACTGGATAAGATCAGGAATACGAATTTGGCAAGTAAATTAAAGTAAAATAATATGAGTACAGCCGTACAAACAACCACGAAAGAAAACAAGGTAACGATACAAGAGTTGTACCAGAACCCGCAATTGCAATTAGAGCGCGACAAATTAATCACCTTCCTAAACCAAGAACCACCATCTGAATGGGTAAAGGTGCATCCCTACATTAAAAACCATAAATACTTGCCAATTGAAAAGGTAGAGTTTATGCTCAAAAGGTTTTTCAAAAGGTACTCCATTAAGGTTATCGAATATAAGCAGTTGTTAAACTCAATTAGCTGTTCGGTGACAGTTAGGTATAAAGACCCTATAGATAACGAATGGGTTGAATATGACGGTGTAGGCGCTTGCGAATTGCAAACTGAAAGCGGCACAGGGGTACTTAAATTAGATGCCTCAAATATAAATAAAGGTGCTGTGCCAATGGCATTAGGTATTGCAAAAACCATAGCCGTTAAAGATGCATCGGATCATATAGGAAACATATTTGGGGCTAACCTTAACCGAAAGGATGTATTGCCAGTTAACCCCGATAGCACACTGGTAAACGTGGTGAATAAAAAGGAACACGAGCGCATGGTAAAACTGATTGATAAAGCAAAAACACGTGCCGAACTTGACGCACTTAGAACGCATTTAACAACTGAACTTAACGATATATTTGAAGGAAAATGGAACATTACGGAAATTTAGCAGATGAATACTATTGCCGATCATCGGCAACATTGGAGATTTGCGCTGGGGAAATTGGGTTGACCGATAAGCAAGCTTCACGATTAGCGGAATTAGAACTTCGCCATAATGGCACAGGTAAACCATTAACCGATAATATGAAAACCGAAAGGTTATCACTTATCAAAAAACGAGACAATCCAGAACTACCAGAAGGAGCAAAAACACATTGCAAAAAATGGCTTAATGAACGCATGTTTGGGCGCCGACCTGAAATAAAAAGCAAGTACCTTGATAAAGGAAACGCAAGCGAAGAAGACGGATTTACCCTGATGTGCCTGGAACT